TTGAAAGAACTAATGCACTATTAACATCATCTGCGTTTGACAAACGAACGCCAGTTACTGTGGTGTTAAAACCAGCATCACCAACTGGATCGTTAGTTGTGCTGAGTAATTCAATTACACCGCCACGACTATGAACCATAGAAATTGATCCGTCTGAGTTTATATTTGCAGAAACATAAGGAACATTTGCACTTGAAACTGCGGCAACAAATGCAGCCGCTGTAGTTCCGCTAATTGTTACTTCAACTGGAGTACTCATCACACTACTATTTGGTGCGCTGGCAGAAATATCAAATTGACTACCGTTAGTAAATGTTGGAGTAGTTGTATCGCCAGTGATAGTGGTAGCACCTGTGGTCAGTCTCTCAAAAATTTCCAGAGTAAATGTATTATTGTTATTTGGTAGCTCAGGTGCCACGTTATATTGTACATAAACACTACCAGCAGTGATGTTTCTACCACCGCCCGATGGATCAAGTCCTTTGTTAGCGGCTGCATCATCTTGATAGATTGGAGCAGTTTTTGTAACAAAGCTAGCCAACACAGTACTGTACTCTTTAACAACAATACTTGCGCCTGCATTTACAGCAGTTACCATATTCCAAACTGATCCAGTTGGGTGCGGTTGAGTTTGACTAGAGCCCCAACGTGGAACTGTGTAGTTTGGACTTTGTTGTAATGTTGGAGCATAATAAATGCCATCTTGAATACCTAACTCTGACAGCATAACTTCTGAGCTGGCAGGGTCAATGTTAATGATACCGCCATCAGCTGAAGAGCCATCGCTTTCTGCATTTGAATCTGCGGCTAAAATAAGTCGATTACTACTGTTGGCAGATGCAACCACACCTGGAATTGCGGCAGCATTAATGTCAGTTACTAAGTTTGCCAGTGTAGCATTTGGTGACGATCTTGTTGAGACTGAAACTCCGTTAATGATTATAGCCTGCGTCGCAGTCATTTGGAATGTGACAGAGTTAGTGCCCAGTACTGTTGGCCATTGTTGTTTCCAGTCGTCGGATCCAACTAGATACCATGCATTATTAGTTGACTTATAGTAAACTGGGTTCTTGTTATTTGTTGCAACTACAGCATAGTCACCAATTGATCCAATGCTTGTTTTAGGCACGCCTGAAGTTAAGTCTGCTGTGTCTGTGATTACTATTGGAGTTTGTGAACTAAATGCACCAGTGGTTGCATTCCATTGCAGGATGCCCCAGATGCTTGAAGTTGTATCTAACCAGTACGTGCCGTTAGCTGGGGCACCGGTTGGGCGAACCAGGCTGGCAGTTAATTCAGACAAGTCAATGTCAGCACGTTGAACATAAGCACGATTACTGATACCCAACACTGAGTGTGCGGCAAGTAAACCGTACTCGTTGAGCTCGTAGCCGTTGATTGGTGTACCAGCTGTGGTTTTGTAGAAGAACGGATTGCCAAATGTTGCGGCAAGATCTCGCTGGCTAGTGATTAAATACACTTTGCCTGCGTTAACTTTTAATGTTCCGGCAGCAACACCAGTTCCTGTTCCTGAAACTTTATTCTGCGCAGTGGCAAGAAGGATATACGGTACCGAATTTGTCGCGGAAGGTATATAATTAGACTCGTCAATAATTGTGACTTGTACGCCTGGGGATACTAGTGCCATAATTTCATCCTTTTAAAATGGTTATCAATATTTAGCAATTATGGCAAAACTCAGCCGGTAACCGGTACCTTAATTAAGGTTCGCCATATAAATACCTGTATGAGACCATTATGTGAAGTATGTAAAAAAAATTTGTCTGCTGTGAACGGTTACCACAATAACAAGATTTATTATCGCAAACGTTGCAATGCTTGTATACGCAAGAAGAAAAAACTTAAACCGCAAAGTCCAAGATGGCAGTTAAATGGTTACAAGAAAAAAGCCGCATGTGACCGTTGCGGCTTTAAAGCTAGGCATCCAAGTCAGTTGCTAGTATATCACGTTGATGGTAATTTAAACAGCGCCGAGCTGAGAAATTTAAAAACTATTTGTCTTAATTGTATTGCTGAAATTAACCGTCTTGATCTTCCGTGGAAACCTGGAGACTTGCCGCCAGATCATTGATCTGCTTGTACAAATGATCCATGGTTCCATTGTTATCAACCACAGCATCGAAGTCTGTGCCAACCCAGGCTGTTTCACTGGCATGTACGCCTAGTGCTTTAAGTTTTTCAGCGGCAAATGTGTCACCTTTATTTGCCTTTGCTGCCATAATATGCCAGCTGGGTAACTCTCCTCGTTGAACCCAGATTACCTTGCCGTTGGCGTGTTTAATGGCATTAATTTCATTAGGAAAACGGCAATCACTTATAACAATACTGTCTTTGCTGTTACGTAACCGTGCTTCTAAGCTGGCAATCCAGATATCGTCATGAAATCCTTTGCGGCATACTTCAGTACCCCACAGTTGTAGCATCAAACGCGGAGTTAGTTCAGGCATGTTTAGGCGGGAGGCCCACCATGGATCGACTTGTTCACGCCATTCCCGTGCTTCTCGAGTACGACCTTCCAGCATGGTTCGATTCCACCCAAACACATGTGCCACAGCATCTTTAAGAGAATTTGCAAAGCTTTCTCGCCTGAATTCATGTATATTAACAAGGTAATCCGCAATAGTGTCTTTGCCACTGCCAATGAACCCACAGATACCAATAATCATTATAATTTTTCCTTTAAGAAATCCAGGTCAAACAAGTTAACTTGATTTAATTTAACATTAATTGCAAAATCAAAATCTTCCAAGAAAGGGACGTATTCTGATTGATACGTTGATTCATAGAATGTTGTTACATTATCCAGTTGCATTGCAACCAGATAATCATTATCTAGTTTCATTTTTCTATGCATACTTTGTGATGCTTGCTCTTCATCTGAAAATGTAATTCTAATTACAGTTCCATTTAGTGCTTTTTTTAATTTTGTCAGGCCTTGAGGTGTTGCATGGTGTGTCAACACCAATGCTGGTATTGTTTGAGTTTTAAAAGGTATATGTTTACTGGTGCCAATCAATTCCATTAGCTCACTAGAATCTAAATTAGCATCAAGCAGTAATTCATTAATTTTTAAATACGTGTCACGAGTTTCACTGTTGAAATGAAATAAAACATCATTGTACCACGGAACAAATGTATGATTAACTTCGTTAAACTCCGAGCCACTGTTCATACAAGCACAAGCAATGTTATTGTTTAGTAACCACTTGCCCAGTGTAAATCCTCTGGCACCAGGAGCAAAAGCAACTATCAATGTGCCGAGCATTAGGCCAGTTCCTTAATGTTAAGGGTTTCCAAACTGTCGTGTAACAAGTCAATCTGTCGACGACAATCTTCAAGAGCATGATGACTGGCTGGATATTTGTTGAGCCCAGGGCATAACCCGTAGACTGTTCTAGCATCACGAACAACATAAAATTTCCAGGGCAACGGAATACTGTAACTCTTGTAGGCATGTTCTAAAATATTCATATCAAAAGTAGGACCGTTGGCCCATATTCTCTTACTGTGCCAAACAAGCTTGCCTAGTTCTTCTAAGGATTGTTTTAGTGGAATACGACCTTGTTCAGCAAATGCTTCTTCTCTGGCCGCCGTTGGTTGAGTTGCCCACCAATCTATAGTGCCTTGTTCAATATTGCGCCCTTCTTGGCTTTCAATATCAATTCTAGCGTAGTAGTGCTGATCGTAATATCCGCGAGTAAACGGATCAAATGCCTGTGCGGCAATGGTTAAGATACAAGCTTCTGGGCCTGTGCCTACTGTTTCAATGTCTATCATGAGATCCATGATACTAGTATAACACTACCCAATATTGGTGTCAACTTATTTGGTAATCGTCAATCATCTATTTAAAAATGAGTAGTATTGAAGGAACACATTTTTTTCTGTCAGATCTATCATCATATTACCGTTAAATCCAATATAACTCGTAGTCCAATTTTTCCCGTCTGTGGTATTGATTGTTAGTTGTTGATGAATAAATTTTTCATTTAGTTTGAACCCATCTATGCTAACATTTAATATTTTAACATATAAGTCTTTGATAATGTTTCCGGTTGAGTCTAGAATTACATCAGTTAACTGATTTTTTCCGCTAAAACTAAGTTGAATTGTCGACGGAAGTTCTACATAAATTTTTGATTTAGCCAGCCATTTACCATCAATTAATTCTGGTATAACTGACAGATCATTTTCATTGGAGCACAACACAACCGACATAGCTTTGTCGTTTACACAACCAAATTCAAACTCAATTTCAATATAGCAATGGTTAAGTTTTTTCATTCATTAACGTTTCAAGGACAAAATGGTTATCCATACTCTGGTGCACGGTGTATCCTAGTGATTTACTAAATTCGGCTAGCTCATTTACCCATTCGGCTCTTAAGGCAGGAGTACTATTAATTTCTTCGTTGACCCAAGATTGAGGACTTGGACCAATCATCTTTATACCCAACTCATCTTTATGCCGATCTAGGTATGTATTAGTAAAAACAGCAAGGCTACCACCCCAGTTAACTGAAATCACATCCTTGAATCTAGTATTATCAACCAACCATTGTTTTGCATAATCAATATCTTTTCTTACTTCTGTGATCCAACCAACCAGTGCTAAAAGGTTAATCTTAATTCCGTATTTTTGTGCTTGCTCTAGATGGAATTCAATTGAACTATTTGAGAATTTTTTACCAATATGATATCTAATATGTTCATTTAAATTCTCAAGACCAACAATTAAAATTTCAGCGCCGCTACTGGCTACCAGTTCCCAGTCAGATTCTGAGCTGGCTGTTTTTTCTCTAAAAATATAATAACCCGACCAGGTAAAAGAATTATCTGGGTTGTTACGATTGTACTCGCTGAGTAGCGTAATAAAACGATTAAATTCTTTAAGATTTCCGTTGGTTAACGCATCTTGAAATTTAAAAGTACGAATATTATATTTTTTATTTTGCTCTATCATCTCGTTGAAAATGTTGTCTGCTGTTCTCCAGGTGAAGTTTTTCCAATTTTCAATGTAATCACAAAACTTACATTTCCTAACACATCCTCTACTACCCATTATGCCAAGAATCTTTTTCCCGTAAACAGAAAAATTGTAGTCAGAATAATCAGGCGTGGGCAACAGAGACAATTCTTCTCTGTTTAACTCTTTCCAGTCAGAAGTATTGATACCTGGGTATTCATTATTTCCTGTAAGGAGTTCATACAAAGAGTGCTCGCCGTCGCCACGAATAATGTAATCAACCAATCCGATATTAACCAACTCTTCAGCCAATGGAAGTGGGCCCATAAAACCGTGTTCAGAACATCCCGGACCACCCACAATGATCTTGATGTTAGGATTGATTTTTTTTATAAAGTACACAATCCATCTAAGACTATTCTGACACAAATAACTAAAAACGCTAATGCCAACATACTTTGGATTATATGACACTATCTGTTCTGCAATGCTGATAAACAAGTCCGATAACCAATCTTCAACCTCTTTGTCCACATGCCCATTAAAGAAAAAAGATATGATTTCATTTTTGTTTGGGTGTTCGTTAACAAGTTTAACTATGTCTCCATTTAAGTCCACTGCTAGACATGATAGTCCGGCTTTTTCTATTACTGGTTTCAGTGAGGCTGGGGCCATTAATGCAAAATTAGTTTCAGTCCAGGGAATAGAAATAACAACCATATCTTTGGTGTCATTGTTTATATTATTAAGGCTTGTAAATATCATTAGGTATTGTAGTCGTTGATAAAATTGTCAACATCACATTGACAATAATAGCAGATGTAAACAATAAAGTCAACCAATGACCAATGTCAGTGGCTGTGATCCATCTACATAGAGTTTTAGGTCTTCTAGGCACCTGTCCATTTGAGTTTGTGCTTCTGACTTCATTGCTGATCCATTCAGCGTGCCGCCGCCCTGAGGGCCAGCAATAGTTCCAAATTTTTCACGTGCTTCGCCGATGATCATTTTAGAAGCGGCAACCATGTAATCACGTATCCATTGACTAATTTGAAAGTCGCTTAACAAAGTAATTTCAGGTTTGAGATTGTAGGTCCATAACAACACCACTTCGCCAGTGCCTTTTGGGTCACGAATCAGCTGTAGTTTTTTTGTAACAGGATTCCAGGTAAAGTTGATATAGCCACCAAACATACGAGCGGCCAGTTCAACATACTGTTGATAAAAGTCGTAGGTTGCAAGTCCGCCTTGTTGCTGATTAAAATTCAATAGATAAGTGTTTAATGTTGCGGCGCCGAAAGGGTCAAAACTTGTGCCACCGCCTCCGGTGCTGAGGCCAATTGTGCGTCTGAAAATTTGTCTGACTTGTGTGACTTCTTGTGGCAACGTGTATTCATTTACATCGTTAAGCAATTCCATAAAGCTATAGCTTTCTTCATAGGCATTTTGCGCACGTTGGCGATAAGTGCCTATGGTTTTCTGATAAGCGGCTTCAAAGTGTGCTGGGTCTAGCTCGATGTCAATTATTTGACTAGCTAGTTGTAACTGCACATATTCTATCAGTTGTTTCTTCAGCGGGTCTAGTGTTTGATCTGCCATGTAGGGCTCCTTGCCCTATATTTAGCGCACCTTCAACAGTATCAAATTCTCATTGCCACGTCCGTTAAACTTGGTATCTGTGGCCTTG